AATGATTACCTGAGAGTCTGTTTCTCTTTCTTTACCTGCATAAATCTTGTGGCAATATGAACCCACATCCCACCCATAATCTGCAAAGTCTTTATACATCTGCTCTACAAGGGATGTCGTCGGCACGACTATCAGAGTATTTTGTCCTTTCTCAACGTAATATCTCACAATCGAATATATCATCAACGACTTTCCAGAGGCAGTTGGAGATATCAACAACTTTCGATTATGTTTTAAAGCGTCGTATACTCCCTCAACTTGGTATTCGCGGGGAGCATACTTGCAAATAGAAGTCATATAATCCTTGACTCCCTCTTTTGAGATCATATCATTGACTTCAAAAGGAAGACCATAAAACTTATTGTTTGTAAACTCATAAGTGTATTCATGAGTTTCACAGAAACGGGTAAGTTTATCTAATAGACCGACATAGATTTCGCCCGTCTGTGTATTGAATAAACGTATCTTTCCGTCCCAGTGTCTATTGCGAAACTGAGGCATGAATTTTGCTCCAGGCACATCAAATGTGAACTGATCCGCAAGTTCATAATAGACGTGTGGTTCTGCTTTTATCTGAAGATATACCTCATTCTTTTTCGATATAACCAAGTGTGACATAAGTTCATATCAATACAAAAATATTTATTGACATAAAAAAGGGGGTCAATTGAACCCCGCTTGGAACCTATGCCATTCAATAGCATTTTTGATTTGATATGTGCGATTAGAAATTGTCTTGATAACTTCCTCAAGAAACTTCAACATAATGTCATAGTATCTTATCTTGAGTTCTACCTTAGAAAGTTTTTCATCGCCATCCATATGCCTCTGTAATGCCTCTTTGTCCCTAACTTTATATGGAAAGGGTTCTTCTTCATACACCTCTATAGGTGCCTTTCCTGTGTAGTAATTATGACGTTCTAATTTAACTCTGTTATAAGTCTCCCTTGCCCTTTCACGCAATAAAGTAATTGTGTTGTAGATTGTATAATACTTAGCATGAAGTTGCGGTATTTTTAAAGACTCATCATGTAAATTGTCAGGGTCGATGACAGAATCTCTCTGCCACATCTCCTGAATTTCATCAAGATTCATAGGGGTTTGCCGTTTTTATCCAGGATATTATAGACAGTATACTTGAAAGTGGCATCTGCTGTAAAGTAGGAATAGTCCTGTTCCTTCGCATCAAAAGTCAAAGAACTTAAAGACACTGGGTATAAATCTTTAAATTTAATTATAGCAATATCTCTAAAGTTGCTATTTAAAATATGAAGAGAACCATCACTGAAAACAAGATTTGGATCTCTTATATCATCTTCATTTGTTGTCAGTTCTTTATATTGACTTGTGGATTCTGGAAATCCGATTCCAGTTAACCAATTATGTACAGAAGAATAATTTTCTAGATTTTCATCAACTATAAATGATAAACGAAGATCTCCGTATGTTAATTTTTCCCCTGGAATATCAATATTTTTTAGGTATGATGGTTGTATTGCAGTTGCTAAGCTAATTTCTGGGATATTTGCGGAAGACGAAAAGAAATCAACCTTTGGATATTTTGCTAATGAAAATTTAAATCCAATTGGCGATAAAAAATTCCTATTCGAAATTTGTTTAGCAAAAGGTGATGCCATTGTGTTTTATTTTTATTTAGATAAAAAAAGAGGGTCTTGCGACCCTCTGAGTGATATGTGAATCGAGATCACATTAGGTTGGTTACCTTTACTCTTCTGTAGTAACGGTTTGCGTTTGCCTTGAGGCGTCCTAGACCCGCAGTGGTTCCCTCAGCGAATGGGTTGGCAACTAGACCATAACGGGTCTTAAAGCCAATCTTAGGCTGGAAGGTGTTCTCACCAACGGCACGTACCATTTGGAGAGGAACATATGGGCAATAGAACAGACCAGCATCGTAAGGTGAAGAACCCTTATAACCGACAACGTAGTACTGGTTAGCAGATACGTTTGCCGAATATGGGTCAATATATACACGATACTTGCCTTGGAGAACACCAGCGAAGGTGTTACCAGTGTCATCAACGTTGAGGTTAGCGTTGAGTGCAGGGGTGTAATCAAGAACACCTGCCATGGTGAGTGCCGAAGCAACGTCAGCAGAGCAGAGGATCATGTTACCCTTGCCACGACGAGTTCTCTGGGCGATAGCGTTTGCATCACGCTCGATCTGGAAGATCAGACCCTTGAACTTCTCAACTGACCAACGACCGTTGGAGTCAACGTCGAGGTCGAAAGTACCAGCGGTTGCAGTATTAACAGCAGCACCAGACTCAGCAATCTTGTAGATGGTACGAATAACTTCGCGGTTGATTTCAGCAAGAATCTCAGTTGAGAGAATGTTTGCTAATTCAGCCTCAGCATTCAGACCGTGGATTGCCTTGAGGTCTTGAGCGAGTTCTAGTGAGTACTCAGCTTTCAGAGCTCTTGACTTAGCGGTAACGGTGACTTTCTCGATCGAGAATGCCATCTGGTTGAACTGGTCGCCAGAGCCATCACCTAGGTCTTCTGCATAATCGGTACGCATACCCTGACCAACAGGATATGTAGTAGCGGTTTGTGAACCTTCTGGGTTCAGGAGACCTGGGTTAGCAGCACTTGCGTGACCAGCGGTAGTACCGAAACCAACGGAAGCACCGTCAGAACCAGCAACATAAAGACCAGACTCAAGATCGAATCCGTCGTTCTGACCTGAATATGCGGTATTTGCTTCGTCGAAGAATGCTTCGCCGTTAGCAGCAGCATCCATGGTTCCGTACTTGGAACGCATTGCGAAGATGAGTCCAGTAGGACCGTTCATTGGTTGAACGCCTGCGAGGTCATAAGCGACCAGGTTAGGCATTGAACGTCTGATTAGGGAGATCAGAACAGGGTCGAAACCTGCGACAGGTGAAGAAGCAGCACCACCAAAACCAGCATTACCAGTGCTTGAGAAGGTGTTTACGGTTGGAGCTTCATAGAGAAACTGACGCTCTTCGCGGAGAGCGGTCTCTTGGTTCTCTAGCAGGATAGCGGTAACAGCTCTACGATGAGAATCTTTGATTGGATCAAGACCTTCGTAATCGAGAACTGGACTCCACTTCTCCTGCAATTGTTCTGCATTGAACATTTGCATGGGGGTTTACCTCTTTTGAAGTTTAAGTTTGACTGGTATTATCTAAAAATCACTTTTTAGCGACTCTACCAAGAGTCTGAAGATAAGCTTCCATCATTGTCGAAACTGATTGAGTCTCTTCAGTAATGGTTTCTTCAGTAATGTGGTCAGAATCGTCTTTTTGAGCACCAGCATTTGATGGGAAGTATGATTCCCTCAGGGTTACTAGTTTCTCACGATAGGTATCTTCACTATCAAACTCAACATTTTCGGCAAGAGAAGCGAGCTTGTCCTTCTGAGAAAGTGCAAGACCTTCAGCGACATCTGCAAAGATTACATCAGCAACTGACTCGGCTAATCTTCTATTAAGAGCAACATTCTTTTCGATTTGCTCGTTGAGTTTAGACTCCATTTCATCTAGTTTATCTACCATACTCTCTAAAACATCATATTTATCTTCAGGGATTGTTACATAATGATCTTCAAAAAGACTCTTCATTCCAGTGAGGAATGATTCAGTCATTTCGGTCTTCAGACCGTGCTCAACTGCGAGTTGATTTTCTTTAATCCACTCGTCAGCAACATACTCTAGGTAAGCATCAACTCTTTCAGTGAGTGATACTTTGATTTCTTCGATCTCTTCTACGATAGCAGCTTCATATGCTGCTTGCATCTCTTCTTTGACCGTGGCAACTTTTGCCTTGATTGCAGCTTCGAAGATTGTACGTGCTTTCTCTTGGAATTCCTCAGAAAGCTCTTCACCAGCAAGAAGGGCATTGACATCCTCTTCAATGTCATACTCTTCTTCGGTTTCTTCTTCAACAACTTCTTCAGCAGCCTCTTCAGACTCACCTTCAGCTTCGACTTCGGTTTCTGCTTCTGCTTCAACTACTTCAGCATCTTCCTCATCTTCTGCTTCTTCCTTCATCGCCTTCATAGGCTCAGCAGGCTTAGCACCACGATTAACGATATCATGAACAGTTTTGACTCTTGGTTCAGCAAGTTTTGCTGAATCGTCGTCTGCACGATAGTTATCTGGGGTAGGGCCACCTAAATCTTCCCAATTGCCAGTTTGCCCAGGTGCAATACCTGTGGTTAGCTTTGGCATTGGTTCGGCGGGGGCGGCTCCTTTGGTTACTACGTTTTCCATTTCTTGTAAATTGCTACCAACGGACATTTGTTTAGATATTTGGATATAATCTATATTTATTTATAAATTATAGATTTGAAAGAAATTCCTGGAACAATTCAATTTTGTTTTCCTGGAGTCTTTTTTCATCAACAAGAGTGTTGATTCTTTTCTGAGTTTGTTCGGCAAGTCTTTCACGAAGAATTCCACCTTCCCAAACCCACTCTTTACCTTCCATAATTCCCTGAACAAAAGCATCAGGAGCAGAAGGGTCGGCAACGATATCTGCCGCAGTTGCAAGCATGAAATCTTCGCCAACAATTTTGTGACCTTCGTTGGTCATTTTTAATGAACCAACACCACGAGAAGAAACGCCGAGACAAACACCTTCACCAATGAGGGACTTTGCAATCTTACCCATTGGAGTTTCTAGGAGTTGTGCCTTACCAATAAAATTAGTTCCCTTTTGCTCAAGAGAAACAATCTTATGAGAAACACGGTCAAGATTGACGGTAGGACCATCAGGATGGCCAAGTTCTCCTAAAGCACGACCTTTAGCAACAAAGGCTTCATTATATCTTTCGACTTCTCTTGAAAGAGTTGCCATTGGATACATTCTTCCATTGCGATTGCAAATATCACCTTGAAGGAAAATACCCTCAATATACATTTTCTTTTCAGCACCTTTTCCTTCGGTGATGAATTTTACCTGTTGTACTTCTTCTGTGATGAGTTTCATTTTAGTTTGTAAATGCTACTTTATTTGCTTTAATTGCACTGCTAGACCAAATAACATCAGAAGGTGGTTTTGCTAAAAACTCAACAGATCCCCCTGGCATTGCAAAATAATTTGTTGATGCAGCACCAACTAAGGTACTAATTCCAACTGTCACAATTCCTGCAGTATTGTTATACAAACGAACGCAAGTTGCATCACTGATACTTGATGCAGCCCCTGCTGTCGTTGGTGTTGTTACTTCTGTTGCAACGATTTTGGTAAGCATTATGCTTTTTCCTCTTCTGAATCTACTTCTTCCATACTGAATAAAGAGTTAGCTACTTCTGGGCGAAGTGCTTCAATCTTTTCCCCAGCTTTTGCAAAAAGTGCATCTTTAATTTGTGCTGAAATATCTGAGGGGGAAGCATCAGACACTACCATGTTAATAAGGTCTTCCATTTTTTTAATATAGTAATATGATTATTTATATTTTAGATCTTCCCGCCTTTTGGTTCTGGTAAAACCCCTGCTTCAGTTGCATCACCACTTGGAGCTGGCGGTTCAATTGGAACTTCTCCCATTTGACCATTTATTTGATCTCCACCTGCAGGTTGTTGAGGTAGAGGTTCTCCAGTAATTGGATCAACTTGAGATGGGTCTGGAAGAATTCCTTTTTTAATTTCATCCTCAATTTGCTCATCAATCTCAATAATTTCAGAATCAGTTTGGCGAAGAATTCTTTTTCTTACATATTCTGTTGAGTAATACTTACCAATGTAAGGTTCTACTGTTGCAAGAATGCCAAGTCTATTTTGAATAAGTTCTGCTTCTTTAAGTTCAGCAAACTGATTATCATATAAAAAGTCATACTGAATATGATCACTGATTTTTTCCCAATCTTCTGCTGCAATAATGTTCTTGAGAATCAATTGCGTCTTCAATAAATCATTGAATAAATTTGCAAATCTTTTTCTAAGTCTTCCTACAAATTTAGAGAAATTGAGTTCATCTCTGAGAATCTCTGATGAACGACCAAGATTGAATCCATCCCCACCGCCAGGTAGTCTTGATTCTGGAACACCTAATGAACGATACAATTTCTTTTGGAAATATTCAATGTCAGAAAGTTCTCCAAGATTTTGCCCGCCAGGAAGAGTTGTGATTTCTGTACCACGACCACCCTCTCTTCTTGGAAGCCAAAAGTCTTCAAGCATGGACATCATTTTTTTATCATCACGAATCTCACCTGTATTTGCATCATAGACCATTTTATTTCTATAACGCATCATCACATCTTTAAGGTATTGCTCTGCCTTTACCTTTGGAAGATTACCAACATCGATGTAGAAAATTCTGCGTTCTGGAGCACGAGATAATCTATAGATAACCAAAGAGTCCTCAATCATTCTTAGTTGATTGAGTGCTTTGATTGCCTTATGTAGATATGAAAGAACTGTACTTTTATTTCTATCGATTAATCCAGAAGTACAATATGTAATTGAATCTTTTGCAATTTTGATTGTACCTTTTTGTCCAGTGAATCCTGAAAATCCACCAGGACCTTTCATACTATCTTGAGTATATACAAAATACTCTTCGATTTCAGGATAAGTAATACTTTCTTTAGTATAATTAAGATTGGCAGTTTGAAGTTTATTTGGATCTCTTTTCTTTTCTTGTCTAATGTGCTTAATTTTTAGTGGGTCAATGTATCTTAATTCCTTGATGCCATCTGTTGGATTTTTAAGATCAATAACCTTTAGATAAAAAATTCTTCCATCAACATACCAATTTCTAAAAATTTCGTGACATTTTTTGTCAAAGTCTAAAATTTCTTTGATATATTTAAACTCTTCTCTAATTGCAGATTTTAATCTATCACTAGCATTCAAATTTGAAAGTTCAATCTCTACAGGGGAATCATACAAATCGCTAACGATTGCTTCATTTACAACATCTTCAATGGCTTTATCACATTCTGGGTGTAAAGCCATTTCACGATATCTTTTGATTAAATCAAACTCAGTTCTATATACCCCTTCTATATCAACATACTGACCATAAAATCCAGATTGGAGATAGAAATCAACCCCGTCCTCATTATTAGGGGGGACGGGGGATGCTATGGATTTGGATTTTTGTTCTGAATCTTCAATCGAAAAACCAAAAAGTTTCGCCATTTTATAACTTGAATTTATCTATTATTCTATTATTTAGTTGATGTTTTCTCCACCCGCTTGAGGAGCATTACCCTTGATAGCTTCCCACCAATGCACTTGCATCTCAACTGTGAATTCCTGAATGCCCTCAGTATCATACGAAAGGTTAATTGGAGCAATATTAGTTGGGAAGATATCATAGAAATGATATGCTCTCAGAGTTTCTCCACTACGATCTAACTGATAGACAAATGCATCTGCTTGATAAGATGCAGGATCAGTTGAACCAGTGTTATCAGATACTCTGTTGATTGAATTCATCCACTTCTCAAATGCCGAACGAATTGCAAAATCAGTATCGTTGATAACGGTGATTGTCCAACTATCAAAGGTTCTGTCGCCAGCAACATGAAGAACACGACCTCTAAATGGAACGGTCACATCCGAAATGTTCGAAGCAGGTAAGTTTGCTGCTTTAACTAAGAATCTTGCTTTATCAAGAACTTCTGAACTTGCTGGAGCAATATCTGGGAATGAAAGTACAACCTCAAACAGGTTGCTTCTAGCACCACCACCAGTCAGCTTACTCTTGAAGTCGGTAATCTTTCTTAATGGGGGTGGATTTAATTGGGTTCTGGTAGCCATAGTTTTAAAACCTCTAAGTTAATTAAACAGTACCGATTACTTCTTCAAAAGCAACACCAGTTCTGGTGGCAACAAAAGTTAGTCCGATGAAATTGATAGAACGAGCAGGTTTGATGTATATATCAGCAACAAACTCATTTGCATCAATGACAGCGGCAGTGTTGTTTGTTTCGTCACAAACAACAACATAATCAAAGATTCCTCTCTTGGCTTGAACATCACGAAGGAATGGTTCAACAATATTTACAAAGTTAGTTCTTGTAATTTCATCGTTGAATTCAAAAAGTTGATCTCTAGCAGCTGCTGAGATTGCATCTTCCAGATAGAGGAATAGTCTGCGAACATTGATTCTATCAAATGCAGATGCTCTTGCGAGAGCAGTCTTATCACCAAAGAGAATGATTCCAGAACCAGGTGAGAAGATTACTGGATTAATTCTTGCAGAGTAGAGACGATCTCTCTGTGCCTTAGATGGATTATATGCTAGTTTAATAGCATTCAGGATAGTTCCTCTAGAAGTACCCGCTGGTGAGAACCATGGGAAATTGTTGATATCATTTCTGGCGCAGAGTCCAGCCATGTCTCCATTTAGTGGAACATATCTAAATGTATTATTAAATCTATCAAACATGTACTTATATCCACTATCAAATACAGCATATGATGAAGAAGTCAGTGGAGCGTAGAAACTAAGTACATTATCTGTAATTGTTGAAGCAGAATTTACAGTAGCACTTCCAACTGCAGTTTCTGTAAGGAATGCACCCCTATATGGTGAGATGAATGCAATGGCATCTTTTCTAATTTCAGCAACAGAAATTAGTTTGTTTGCTAATGCTTGTGCGTTTTCTTTTCCATATCCAGCTGAACCCATGATTAGGAAATTAATATTATATTCCTCAGTATTTTCAAATAAATCATATCCACCACTGATATCTGCAATCGAAGAACTTAAAGCACCTGTCGTTGCAATTCCACTGCTATAGTCATAGTTATATCCTTTTTCAAGAGTTAATGTGTTATTTCCAGTTGCTGAGAAAATAATACCCTCAGCTTCTTGGTCCCATGCATTATCTGATTGTAGAGTAAATCCACTGCTGAATCCAGTTGTAACGATTCCAGCAGGTTGGGAACCACCAAAGATATATGCTGAGTTATCTGCAAGATATCCTCTCCAATATGATGGAGAACCTACAGAGAACTCTGCATCTTTTGCTTTGGAAAGTGAAAGATGCTTCTCAAGAATTGTCCCAACAGTGCCAGTAACTTCTCCAGTACCATCAATTACAACCACATGAATTTCATCATGTCTTGCATTTCTAGTTTCTGCATATGCAGTTGTACCAGGTCTGCTTGCAATTGAATTCCATGCAATTGTTACAGTTGTAATTCCAGCAGAAGAAATTACAATATTTTGATTGTCGAACCAATCTGAGACTCCACTATAAGAGGATGATGCATATGCGACGGACGAACCATTTGTGTGGAAACCAACCGATCCTGTTGCATTAAATGCATAAACTCCGCTTGGAGTATAATCTATTGGTGTTACAACTGATGTGGATGAGACTTTGCTCTGAATCTTAACGCTAACGGTACTTTGTCCAATTCCAGTAACAACCCCTCTTAACGTAAATCCAGTTAATGAAGAAGTTGTACCAGCACCAATATCGGTTTTACCATCAAGACCTTGAGTTACTCCGTAACCAACTGCAAGACCTGCAGTGCTAATTCCTGTCAGAATTTGGTCTGCTCTTGAGTCGATAAGTGCAACCTTTAGACCATTTCCCCATGAACCTGGGTTTTTAGCTACCACAGTTACATTGGGAATGACATTCTCATCATATTGCTTATTTGTATAGTCGTCAAGACTATTAATTGTAACGCTAGTTGCTGCTCCTGCTAGAGCATTAGTTAAAGATGTTCCTGATGCTCTTACAACTCTTAGGGCTCCACCATATGCCAAATAAGATGAAGCAGTTAGCCACTGCTCATAGTGCTTATCAATTGTATATGGCTTACCAAAAACATTGAGTAGCTCCTGCTCATTTTGAATTAGTGTTGGCAAATTAACAGGGCCTTTGGCAAAAGGTGCAACAATAGCACCAACTTTATCAGAGGTTGGGTCTATCCTTCCATTAGTAAGATCAACCTCTCTTACTACAATTCCAGGAGATGCTAAATTTAGCGGCATCTTTATTCTCCGTGCTATCCAGAATTATCTGAAATTATTTATTAAAAAGTCTATTTTGAATGGGGAAGCCATGCATGAGTATGATCACCAGTCAGGATATTCCCACTTTATTATTCCCCTTGGTCTCTTTCTAGTTTCTGTAGTCCTCTTAACAGTACATTCTTTGCATTCATAAGAATATGCAGATGGAAAAGAACCTCTATCCTTGCGAGTTAAGTAAAAGTCTTCTAATAAATTTTTAACTTTTCCACAAACTCTACATCTCCTATCGAAAAATAATAAATGTTCTAATTCTATCTCCTTATCTAAATCCATCACATGTAGTCCCACATGTAGGACCTATCCCCATATTCATCAACATTCCATATTTCCAAAGTTTCCTGTCTATTTGATTTGCTTGCAATCATCCAACGATCACCAGTATCTTGATCAATAATACTTTCCATATCATCTAAACCATCTGAAAGAAATCCAAATGGTGACATATCTTGTTCTATCTGATTTTTTTGCTCCTCATAAATTCTTTTTCTTATATCATTGTCTGTCATCTCTTTAAAATAGTCTTGAGCAACAAGCCATGCAAAAATAACCAAACACATTGCTAAGTCATCATTGCAACCTTCTTCTGCTTCGAACGATCTATTTTTTTGTATAAATGTTGTCAATTCTGAAATAACATCATAATCATAAATCATCAACTTATCATCTTCAATAAGAGTTTTCAAGTTGGAGCATCCTAATTTTTTAACGGATGCAGTCATTCGAACTCCCAGCTGAGATTTCTTGCCACTAAATCCCGAACCAACAATCTGTCCCGCCCTACCTCTCATAGAGCACATAAGAATGTAGTCATATTCTAAATCAAAGTGAAGAATATTTGATACTTGGTCCCCAATATCATTTACTTCAATTAAAACCCAAGAATCATTATAACCTTTTGCTACTTCATGTATGATACTTGGAAATAGCATTGGTTTGATTTCATTATTTTTATACTTACCAACAACTCGATAAGGAAACTCTGTAATATCAAAGATTACAAATGCAGAATAGTCATTGCCAATTCCACGAGCCACATCGACAGTCATTAAATAGTTGTGCTCTTCTATTGGTTCTTCATAGATATCAAGACCTTTATTTCTTTTTATTGGGTCATTATATACTAAAGTTTTTAACTTACTTGGATTAACTAGAGTATCAACAGATCCTAAGAATTCACACTCGAACTCAACTTTAAACTGTTGTTCTGAGGTGTTAGCAATCGTCTGCTCTTTCCATACAGCGTCTCTACCAGGTACTTCGGACCAATGAACGTCTGTTGGCACATATTCATTTCTACCGCGTTCAGAGTCATGCCACATACGGTAGAAGTGATTCATACCGCGTGGTGTAGAAACAATAATTACCTTTGTGCTTTGTCCAGAAGAAATAGTAGGATAAACAGAGGCAAAGAAGTCATCAGCAATGTGATTCGGGATGAAAGCGAACTCGTCAAGAAAGATGATATTATAGGATCCGCCTCGGACAGCAGATGAAGAAGTAGAGTTAGCCGAAATCTTGGAGCCATTTTCTAGTTCTAAAGATCCTTTATTCCATGATATGATACCCTGTTGCATCCATTTAGGTAAGTTTTCATAAGCAAGTTGTAATCTTTGAAGTAAGTCTCTTGCTGTAGATGCTTTGTTCGCTAGAATAGCTATATTAACATTATCGTTGAATACTGCATAATGTAACAAATATGAAACACAAGTCGTAGATTTACCCGTCTGGCGGGGCATCTTACAAATATTAAATCTGTTCTTGTGGAAATTATCAATTAATTTTTCTTGAAACGGATACATCTTAAATGGCACAAGACCGTGATCCAGAGAAACAATTTTAATATAATTTCTGGCAAAATAAACAGGATTTTCTTTACACTTTAAGAACTCAATAATTTGTTCTTCGGTAAATTCAATTTGTGTATTTGCTTTTTTTAGATTAGGATTACCAAGATAAACTTCACTCATAATTTAGTAAATCTCCCTCCACTGAAGAGCAGCAGCAACGCTAGCAGTGGCATTACCAGTAGTAGTGATGGTTCTTACAACAAGCACATAAATTTCAGAGTTTGATGAATCTATATTTTGAACAATAATATTTTTCTTTGCCTGACTTAACGTACCAGAAGCAACTGGTGAAAGTGAGTTTTGTGATGCACCAGAAGGAACATAACCAGATGCAAAAACATCACCATTATTGTAAGTTGTTGCATTAATACAAAACTCAACACCACTATTATCAGAAGCAGAAGTCCAAGTTAAAGTTCCCGCATTACTCAAATAAGCAGAACTTGGAAGTTTTATAACTTTATAAACAATACTATTTGTTTCACAGAATAATGAAATATTATTCAATTTAACTGATATTCTATTTGGATATCCCTGAAAAATATTTTTGAGACGAATGGCAACCAAAGGAAGTTCTGTTCCTGCTGGTGTTGGTGTGGTTCTTGTAGCAGTCATTGTATAAGCAAAGTCAATACCACTTTCTACATATCCACCTTCTGACATTACAGAAGAACAAATCTGATCAAATGATGCTCCAATACCTACACCAGTATTTCGGAGTTCGCAACGAACTGGTAGGTTTGGATTTGCAATATAAACTGTGCTCTGATAGTTGGAATGGTTGAATTCGTGTGCGGTGATGAGTTGTCCATTATGAGCAAATCCACAACGAACTCTACCAACACCTAACCACTGAAAATCTATAAATGCAAGTTGAGTTTTTGTAATATCTAAATTGAACCCAGAAGTTCCCGTTCCATCACATTTATCTCTGTTCCATTGTGATTGTGGAATCCTGGTTTCGGTTGCAATACCACTTACAAAAGTTCTGATTACCCAATTGTTTGTTCCAATACCAGTATTTATTCCATCAGAAGTATTAAGACCCACCTGTTCAAAATAAATTCCGTCTCTATCATCAAAATATCCAGTTCTTTTAGTTGCATTTCGTTGAGGAGCATAGAAGTTAAAAGAACTAAAAATTAGTTGTCCTTTTCCTGGTTGATAGTGATGATAAAACTTCGTTTGATGAACACTAAATGCAGTTGTTCCAATACCAGTTTGTAATCTTGCACACGCTTGGTTTTGCAAAAATGATACTGTTGAACCTGCACCAGAAACACTATCCAAAAAGTTTGGGTCAATAGCATATAAGTGCTTGTAGTCGCCAAGAGTAAATGGTTCAGAAACTCTACTCCTACCAAATGCATCAACAGCATTTGTATCTGGGTTGATAGTAATAAGAGTATCTGATGAAATTCCAACAGTTCCAGTAACTGGAAATGGGTTGTCAAGTGTAACTACCTCGCCATTTTTATTGGCGATCATATTAACTTCAAAAAGAGTTCTCTCTTGATTTAAAAAATCTTGAGTACTTTTATTAAATTGTGCCATAAATCACTGACCCCAAGACAATCTCTCTGGTTGATATCTTTGTGCGTTTTTAATTCTTGAAGTATTTACCTGATTTGGATAAACGTTATGAACGATTGCTCCAGGATATTCTCCTTGGATTTGTTCTGCAAGTTCATTTTTGGGAAGCATCTTGCCTTCCACTTCCAAACGATACATCTTCCCTTCCCAAACAACGTCGGCAAAGAAAGACTCGGTTGCTTGTTCTGGTTGAGAGGAACCTACATTTAGAGTTCCATTGAAATCACCATTGATAGTGATACTTTCTGAAATAAATTGTTGAAAAGATTTCATTTTAGTTACAGTTCCAACGACGTAGTGCTTTGTTAATTCTTGAATCTGGGTCTCTTGCAGTTTTTGCAGAAGTCAGTTTTGATTTCATGCCTTTCATTCGACGGCAGAAGTTAGCACGGCGTTTCGCTCTTTTACCTTTTGGTTTCTTCTCAGTTACTGCAGTCTGAAGTTTTGAACCAGGATTCTCACGACGATAAGCATCTACTGCTGCTTGACTCAATCCATCAGTTTTATCCTGACGATTGACTTTCTGCCAATCTTCCATAAACTGTTGGAAGGTTTTTAAGTCTGGTTCATAATGTGCAACCTGCATCTCTTTTTTAGGTTCTTTTTTAGCAAGTGGTGAATTGATTCCTTGTCTAATCTGTTGATATTTTTGATCTATTTTTCCAGCAGCACCAGGATTCCCTTGCTTCAGTCTATCAACATCTTGTGGAGTCATTCCACCCATACCTGTTGTCTTTTTACCACCAATTTCAAAACTAGGACCTTCACCAAGTAAGTCACTACCAATACCTTTAGTTGGTTTTAATGGTTCTGGTTTGATGATATCAATAAACTCTGCGTAATGATTTCCATTAGCATCTTCAATAGATACGCTCTCCTTATTCATTTCACCACTATCAACATAATCTGCTGCAGTGTCGATGTAATCAGCTGCTTTTGTAATCTTTGACTGAACCCATGCTTCTATCTCACCTTCACCTTTCTTCATTTTTTTCTTAAGTCTATTTGCAGCCTTAATGATTGTTGAAAGTTCTGAACGAGCCATTGAATACTCGTGGTCATAGGCTTCATTAGCAGGATGGACCGTTGCAATATTAAATTTTTCTTGATTTGATGGTTCGTATGGTATTGAAAACATGGACCAATATTTTGGACCATATCTGCACTCACGCATCTTTTCCATTTTTTTGCACTTTGGACAATATCTCATTTCATTTTCAAAAATTGGACCATCCCAATCATATGCAAGTGCATTAGTACTCTCTGATTTTGTTCCCCAGTTATCAGCACCTTTTTTGCGGCATTGAACAAGTGCTCCAGATGCATATGCACTTGGCCAAACCTTAAATCTTGCTTTTACTTTGTGATAACAGGCATCTTTGTTACCACTACCTTTGCCTGGTTTATCTTTCGATGCTTCGTTGAGTTCCATTGCTTCTTTGATTCCTGGTTCTGCTTTGACGTAATTTTTATCTTTTTTGCCTTTAGCAAAAGTTGGAACATTTGTTGGTTTTGCTGCTCCAGATTTTTGTTGCTGCCCCTTATCTTTTTGACGCTTACGGCGAATTGCTGATCTAATTAACGCTTCACCTTTTTTACCTTTTTTCTTTAAAGACTTTAATCTTCCGCTACTAAAACATTTAGGAGTTTTAGTTTCACCTGGTTCATTTGCACATGGAGAACCATCTGCCTGAACCCATCCTGGTTTTCCACTTTTAGATTTGGAACCTTTAAACCAATGGTGAAGGGTTCCTTCATTAATCCAATCATCTGGAGTTTTTTGATGCTTATCAACAAATGCATTATGCAATTGTTTAGCAGTCATATCATGCTTTTTCATAATTTTTCTCATGAGACCATCAATAGAATCATAAGAAGTATCATCTAATTTTTTTAATCCTGATTCGAGTTCTTCAACAGCATCATCCTCACAACCACAATGCTCCTTTACATCTTTAAATTTCTTATGATGTTTTTTAGCATCTGCCTCCATTTTTTTCAAACGAGTATAATAATCTGGAATTTCATCTAGATGCTGAAGAGCAATATCTGTTGCAAGATCTTTATCCTTTGTGTGTTCATGCTCGATTGGAATTCCCATTTCAAGTTGCTTTTTTATAAAAGAAACTTCAAGGCGATGTTTCTTTGCAATTTGTTCAACTGTCTTATGGGACTTTACTTCGTGCATTTCATTGAATGGAGATTCGGATTTAGTCTCTTCACCACGTTGTCTTTTTTTACGAGCAGCACAATGAGCCTTTTGAGAAAATCCACTAGGATTATCACAATTTATTGATCTTTTATATTTGTCAGACCAACTCATTGAAAAAACACATTACTCTTTATTATTTAGAAAACCTTGTTTAAGTAGTTTTGACAAATCGGCAGTTGATCCAACAAATAGTGCATTATTGTTAGTAACATTTGTTGTTTTAACCTTATCTTCTTCTACTTCCTTAAGTTTCTTTTGAAGGTCAATCAACTTATCAGTTGTATCAGCAACACTTTTAATGAGTTGTCCAGCAACTTCATATGCCCTAGGACTACCACCTTCTCCCGCAAGCTCCATAATGCCATTGATGGCCTCTTGACCTTTTTCAATCAAAGAATACAAATTGGCACGAGTATATTCATAATCTTTTTTAATATCATCTTTATTTCCACCAACAATTTCAACATCTGTTGGTTGTTTTTCAACGATGCTAGAATCTGTATTAAAGGTCAAATCTAAATTTTCATATCCAGGCATGATATTTTATACATCTCCACCTTGAACAATATTGTATCTTCTAGAGTCTGTAAAGAATTCCGTTGTCTCTGAGAATCCAAAGTCATCATCTGGTCCAAGAAGTGCATCATCAATTTGTGTTATGACTCCATCATTGTTCAGATCTTCAAGTGCCTTTGGAGTGACAGTATATCTCATTTCCCTCTTAGCAGAGGTTGTATTTGTACCACTATATGTATCAACTTGAACTTTTCTGATAAGACCGTCTGTTGTATCGGAAATGGCACCAAACAGATATGTTTTAACAGTAAATGATAGTGTATAAATTAAAGCTCTTCTTGTACTGAAATCACCTTCATAATCATCTGTAAATGAAACATTATTCAGAATGATTGGCATATCTCTTTTTTCTCCAATTGAATCCACTAAGTCAATTGTTAGATTCAATGCTGGTTGAAAGCATGGTAAAATTTGCTCAACGATTTGAAGAGCATCATC